CCAGTACGTCGTGCGATGAATGAGCAGCTGGTTGTAGGGGGCTTTCTCGCCGTCCTCGACCAGCAGCGTCGGGTGCATCCGGACGCCGACGGGCTTATAGAAGCGGCTCGTCTTCAGCTTGTGCCGCATGATCACGCGCATGTCGGCGTTTAGCAGCAGCCGATCCATGTCGGCGATCAGGAGCCAACCGTCGCGCGCGACGTACGCGCCGAGGTTGCGCGCGCCGTGCTGGTTCCAAGGCTTGTCCTCGAGGATGCGCAGCAGCCGGACGCGGGCGCGGACGTGATCGGGTGCGGCGTTCAGGATCGCATCGGGGCGCTCAGGCTCCGGGCTGCCGTCGTCGACGAGAATGATCGTCAGCGCCGCGAGCACGTCCGCCCCGTACCGCGACCAGTTCGCGACGTGCACCTCGAGCATCGGGGCGTTGCGGTAGTACGGGATGATCCATTGGATCGGTGTCAACGGGCGATCGGGCATCAGGAGACTCGACGGAGAAATCGGGGCGCGGCGTTCAATACGACGTTGCTGCCGCGGACGATCGCCGGGAGCCACGCGCATCGGCAATTCGGATGCACCGGGATGATTCCGCGCGCCTCGACGAGCGTGAACGTGCGGCCCTCAAGCTGGCTGCACTCCGGGCACACCTGAGCATCGCCCGCGGTCGCGAACTCGCTCTCGACCTCGACGCCTTCTACGCCAGCCTCCTCGTACGCGTTGAGCGTCGCTTCGGCGTGCGCGTTGATGACCTCGGTGCGGGCGAGCGTCCTGGCCCGCGTCTTGCCGATCTTCTCGACCCGGTCGATCAGCCGGCGCGCGATGTCCATCGGGCCGCGTCCTTCGGCGAGTCCTTGCGCGAGCACCGCCGAGATCTGCCGATCCATCTCGGCCGTGATGCCGACGAGCTCCTCGAACGTGCGGGTGTACGCGATACCAAGCCGGTCAGCGTGAATGGGTCGATTGAACGCGGTGTCGATCCACGAGCGCTCGACCTTCGCGCCCGCGCCCCGTAGGTTCCGGCCCGCATCCGCGATGCCCTTCTGGTACGCGCTCTCGACGTAGACCGACGTCCATGCGCTGCGCGCCGCGCGCTCGATCGGCGTGCCCTCAACGATCGTGATCGCCTCGTTGATCTCCTGCTGCCGCAGCCACTCCATGAACGCCGCGACCTTCTCGTGCGTTGTGCCGAAGGCGAACTCACGCCTCGGCCGGTTGACGCGCAGCACGTTGCCGACGCGCTCGAACTCGATCGGCTCGAGCCCGAAGACGTCGTCCTCGACGATCAGCTGGAGGATCGCCTTCGCGATGCGGTCGTACCGCCTGGCGACATCGCGCATGAACCGCTCGCGCAGCGTCGTGGTGTGGGTCGGGTCGATCGACCGGCGCGGGCCGCGGGCGTGGACACGTACGAGGCGACTCACCGGCGGCGGGTCTCCGTGAGGCCGTCCGACCAGTCCTCCGTGAGCTCCTCGAAGATCTCCGGCCCGAGCACGATCTCGCCGCGGTAGGGCTCGAGTTGCTCGACGTCGAGCTCGGGATCGCCCTCGTACGTGATCGTGATGTGCGGCTGGTAGTCCGGCCAGTCCCACGACGCGCCAGCGCGCTTGATCTCCTCGTGACGCCAGCAGAGCTCGGAGCTTGCGAACATCAGGACGATCGCTTCCTTCTTCGGGCCGAGCCGATCGACAACGCGGGGGCCGCCGGGCCGGATGACCATCCGGCCGTCGTCGCCGTGAGTCCCGGCCTCGCCGACCTTCATCCAGTCGACCGGCGCGCGAGAGAACGCGATGGTGACGTGCATTTCCTCGGCAGGCACCATCGTCTCGAGGCCCTGCGCGCGGAAGTGCTTGCGGATCTCCTCGGCATTGAGCACATTGCGCCGCACGTAGAGCGTGCGCGGTGTAGCGTTCGCGACGCGCCTGCGGTTCTGCGCGAAGGCCGCCGCGACCTCCGGATCGCGCTCGTCGAGCTCGAGCGCCGGCTCGGGCGGCTCGAACTCGCTTTCCTCTGCCTCCCCGAGCCATCGGCGGAACTCCTGCGGCGGCACGACCTGCTCGGCGCCCGGGATCGACACGTACGCCGCGACCGCCTCGGCTTTGGTTTTCGCGATCATGGCGCGCTTCTCTTCGCCGAGGGCGTCGGACTCGGGCCACTCGACATCGTAGCCGCCGACAGGCTCAGGCAGCACGCCGTAGCGGATCAGCCGATCGATCGTCGGGCGAATGATGTGCGGCGTCGCGTGATTGTTGCGGCGCTCCGTGACGCGCGCCGCCCAGTTGTTCTCGTCCTGCTCGCTCGCCAACTCCCCGCGCTCGGAGCCGATCAGGATCCGCTTCGGGATGCCGGTCGCGCCGGCGATGAAGTCGAGCTGCTTGTCGATGTGGCCGGACGGGTCGGCGACGGCCTGCACGAGCGATTGCGGNGTCACGCCGCGGAGACGCACATCGCGCCGGAGCCCGTGGTAGAGCTCCTCGAACATAGCCTCCATGNCGGCCTGATCGTCTGGCGAGAACTCCGTGTCGGCATCCGCCATCCAAGCCCGCGTAGGCGCTGCGTTCTGCCAGAAGATCTCGGCCGAGGCGCCGAGGAGCTTCTCGCAATCCATGACGCGGTTCCATATTCGCTCGAGCCGCGGCAGTCCGATCGATTCGTCGTCGAGCGCGCGCTCGGCGACGTGGATGACGCGCGACCAGTGCACCGTGAGGTTGCGCTGCATGCCGCCGATGCCCTTCCAGTCGGGACCGGCGGTAAGACGATAGAGCTCGGGCTTACCGAATCGCGGCGAACTCGTGTTCGACTCCCATCGCAGGATCTCGGCCTGCGCCTCACCAAACGGCGCCAGGTACAGCAGCCCGAACTTGTCGCGATCGACCGGCTGGTCGAGCGGTGCGCCACCGTCGAGGCCGATCAGCAGCACGCCGTAGTGACCGAGCTGCGTCAGCAGGTCGAGCCGGTGCAGCACGCTCCAGAGTCCGAAGCGATTATTGAGCTCGTCGATGGCAGCCTGAAACGGATCGTCATCGCCTTCGGTCGTGCCCGTCGTCTTGACGATCGGCGCCTCGCGCCACGTCGCGTCGGGATACGCGTCGACGATGCGGGCGGCGAGGTCGCCGCGCAGATACTGCGCCACGTAATCTTGCGGCGTGATGTCGACCGGGTAGCCGCACTGCTCGTACAGGTCGCGCTCGCCGCCGAAATGCTGGCCGGAAAGCCGCGCGATCAGCGAGCGGAGCGTCCGGTTGACGAGCGCGTTGATACTGAGCTTCTGGCCGCGGAGCTCGCGCCGGGCTGCAAGTTCGTCGGTTGCCATTGCTCAAGCCTCGCAGTTCAAAACGTCCCGGCGCGCTTCCGCCGTCTCAGGCGCTCGATAGCGTAGCGCAACGCGTCGATAACATGGTTTTTCTTGTCCTCGAGGATCGGGAGGACCTCGCCAGTTTTCGGATCCTGCTTGTAGCGGTAGAACATCAGCTCGTCGATCGTGTGCCGGCAGCGCGGGTGCACGATGATCTCGAACGAGCGCAGGAACTCGATGCCTTCCTGCACTGACCCTGCGCCCTTGATCGACGGGACCATGCGCGGATACCCGTGCCGACGCATGTACGCGATCGTCTCGGGCCGCGCGCTGTCGGCCGTGATGACCCACTTGCGCGCCATGCCGGGATTCTCGGGGTCGAGCGCGTCGAAGAGCTCGGGCGTGCGGTCGATCTCGCAGCCGATCTTGTACGCCTCGCGATCGACGTAAAGCCTGCGCGCGGCGTGGTCGATGAAGCAGCGGATCAGCACGGTCGGGTCGACGCTGAAGCCCCAGTCAGCGCCGAAGTAGAAGACGGCGTCGGCCGGCGTCTCGAACTCCTCGATGCGCCAGTTGCGGAAGACGCGCGCCTCCGAGAGCGTGAGATATCCTCCCTCCCAGACGTGCGCGTACTTGTCCGGATCGGTGCGCCGGTCGTGCTCCATGTCCGCGCGCAGCGACTCAGGAAACCACGGGTTGTCGCGCCAGTTCGCCTCGACCTTGACGGCGTCCGGATGCGGATTCGGCCCGCGGAAAAACTCATCTACCGGGTCGGTCGGCTGCTCAGGGTTCCAAGCACACCAGATCTCGGCGCCGGACTTGCGAAGCGTCGGCGTCAGGAGATCCCACGATCGAGCCGACAGCTTCTGCCCCTCCTCGATGAAGGCGACGTCGAAATCCTCAAGCGACTTGATCGAATCGGCCGTATGATTCTTCATGCCCTCGAAGATGATCACGCCGCCGCCGGGCGTCCGGATTTCCTTGTCCATGATGCGGAAATACCGGCCGACGCCGTGTCGGCGTATCTCGTCCTCGATCAGCAGCTTCGACGAGAAGCGAAGAGAGCGCTGCGTCTCGCGCACGCACACCGCGCGCAGCCCCGGGAACGACAGCGCGTAATCGACGAGGAGCCCGCCGAAGAATCGCGATTTGCCGGAGCCGCGACCGCCATGCGCGCCCTTGTAGCGCGGGCCGCCGAGGCGATGCGGCTCGAGCAACGGCACAAAGACTTCGGCCGTCGGGATGTCGAGGACGCTCATTCCTTCGGCGATGCGGCCCGCACGATCGTACGCTTGATCTCCGTGACTTCGGTGCCGGGCTGCATCGGCGGATTGTCGCTGAAGAGGCCGAGGTACTTGCCGAGCTTCTCGAGGGGTCCCTCTTTGCCGGCGAGCTTGAACCTCACACGCCGCACAGTGCGCGCGTCGTCGCCGCGCCCCTCGAGATGATTCTCGACCGTGACCTCCTGAATCGCGGCCGCCTGGTCGCGAGACACGCCGGAGAGATCGACGAACGTCTCACCATCCTCAGTGATGCGCACGTAGTCGAGCATGTTCGAGAAGGCGAGCCGCGCGAGCTCCTCGAGAACGCGCTGCGCCGTGATGTCGGCCCGCTGCGAAACGCGCTCGACGCGCTGCTCGATCGCCTCTCGGATGTGCGGCTTCGCGTAGAGGTGGCGACCCCAGTCGGGGTTGTAGCCGGCGCGACCCGCTGCCGCCGTCGCATTCCGGTCCTTCAGGTACTCGTCGACGAACCGCTTCTGCTTCGGCGTCAGACGCTGTTTCGCTTTTTTCGACATGCGCCTACTCCGCCCGACGCGCACGGCCCTCCGCGGCGATCGTGTCCTCGAGGCGCTGAACGCGGAGAGAGAGCTCGCGCACCGATCTCGCGGTATCGGAGTTGGCCGCGATCGCAGATGCCTGCTGCGCCTGGATGACCGCGAGCCGCTCTTCGGTGCGGGCCATCGTGATCGAGAGCTCGTAAGCCGTCGAGCCGATCCAGAGCAGCAACCCGCCCGCGCACACGGAACCGATGCCGAGAAACCAGCCGATCATGCGATTAACGGCGGTCGCCTCCATGGTCATGGCGTCATTAGCTCGAAATGAGGGCCGTCTATGAAGACGCGCCGATGCCCCATCGCCCGCCGCCTATCGACATACTGGTTCACCTCGTCCTCGAGCATGCCGACGTTGAGGTCGAGCAGCGCGCGGTCCCATACGCCGCCCCAGGTCAGCTGGACCTCTAGCTCAGCCGCAGCCTTGTAGACCGCAGCGGCAATCTCGAAGATCGGCGGCCACTCCCAGCGCAGCCGCCCGCCGATCCACGGCACGAGGTCTACCGCGTGACCGTAGCCGTCGGCCTGAGTCAGATGCTTCGACGCCATCGTCTGCGACACACCGCGCGCGACGTACTCGCGCTGCTCGTCCTCGGTTCTGAGCCCGTCGTGCACCGCGAAGTCGACGGACGTGATCTCGATCGCGCGCTCGACGACGGCGACGAGCCGAGGATGGACGCCCTCGAGCTCGTTGCGGGAGCGCTGGCCCAGGATGTACGTCACTCACAGCACTCCGGGCTTATCTGGCGTCTTGCTGAAGCGCGCGACGATCCACGCGAAGCCTGTCGCCGCAAGCGCGATCGCTTCCGGCGTCGTCAGTGCCGCGACCAGACCCGGCCACGGCAGCAATCCGACAACCTGCACGTAGNTCGTGCTGAGGATCCCTCCACCGACGAGGGCATTCGTCGAAGTGCGCGTGCCGATATCGATCATTGCTGGTTCCTCCTCGCGCTCGAGCGCGATCAGTTCCGATGTCAGCTCAACTTGCCTGCGCGCCTTCCGCGCCTGGTTCCACACTCTGAACGCCCTGCGCGCCCGCAAGCCGGCGCGCACCGGATTCGGGAACGTCTCAAGGATTTTCCCTAAGACCTTCACGGGGCCAGGAAGTGGATCGCGAGGACGATGATCACGACCCACGCGACCCAGCGCGGCGCGCGATACTTCAGCGGCGCCTTTCCTTCCGCAATCTGGAAATACCGCCGAATGAACGTCGAGAGCGTCCCCCCTCCCTTCCGGATCGCGTAACCCTCCGCGAACAGGAAGAAGATCAACCACGCGAGCCATACGCGGCCCATCGTCGCCATGTGCTCTCGCTTTTCCTGTTCGTCCATCAGACCCCCTGTATCGCCCACGATCCGCGTCGCGCCTTCCGCGGCGCCACGATGCCGAGCCGCGCGATCCGCCGATGCAGATGCGTTCGGCTCACGCGCAAAGCGCGCGCCGCTGCGGANACCGAGCCGTGCTCGGCGAGAGCGCGAGCGATGTACTCCCGCTCGAACTCGCGCACGGCCTCGCGCAGCGGCAGCACGTCACTCCACGACCACCCGGCAGGTACGGCCTGCCTCGGTGGTCTCGCAACTGAACGAAAGCTCGACCGTCACGTTCTGCGGCGCACCAGGCGGGAGGTCCTGCATCTCGAGCGTGATCGTCTTCGAGACTTCGTTCGACAGATCTGACTCGAGCCCGCGCGCCCAAGCGGTCATCGCGAAGTAGAACGTCGTCGGGCCCGTCACCGTCAGCTCGATCTCGCGCGACTGCACCGCGCCGTCCTCGACGTCGAGGCTTTCGGTGTACTCGCCGCTCGCAGTGCCCCAGTAGATCGTGTAGCGCTCGATCTCCGACAGCGGCAGTGGGTCGCCGTTCTCGTACTGCGTCGGCGGCGTCCATGTGAGCGTCGCAGTGCCCGTGCCGCTGACCTGAGCGAGCGCCGGCAGCGTCAGGAACGCGGCGAGCACGAAAGCAACGCAGCGCGATGTCAGGTGTTCGTTCATTGCGTTATGTCCAATTAAGTTCTTGGAACCCTTGGGGTTTGGTGCGCCGATAGTAACTCCGCCGCCGCAACCCACGCGCTATTTCGGCAGTACGGCATCCGCGCCTCGATGCGCTCGATGTCTCGCTCGGACCAGAGGTAGCCGACGCCGCGGCCGCTCCCTCGGATCGGCAGCCGGCGCACGACGTGCTTGATCGGGCACTGCCGCTTGTGCAGCGTGTAGGGCCTCAGACCGAGCCGCTCTGCCGCCTCTCGCGTCGAGAGCCACCCGGGCGCGCGCTCGGCCCGGATGCGGCGCAGCGCACGCACGCCCGCTGCGGCGAACTTGCTCGTCGGCGTCGGCGCCGGCTCCTGCGGTTGGTACGGCACGTAGCCCCATCCGAGCACCGGGATCGGAATTNCGCCCGGGCCGTCGTGCGGGTTGCGGGTGTTGCGCTCGGACATCGCGTGACGAACGCCGAGAGATTACGATGATGTCAACAATCGCCCCCTAAATGTGGCGTGAAAAATCTCCGGTCACTTCGCGGCGCGCGTCGACGGCGCGCGTCGAGCGTCGACGGCGTGTGCTTTCGTGAGCGTCGCCGTGCCGTCGCGAAGATAGCGATTGAGGATGCACGCTCCCACACGCCGCCAAACGAAGGTGAGAACGACCATCCCGACAATTTGGAGGAGAAAGGTCTCTGCAACGTGTTGCGCCGTCTTGTTCGATGCAGGTCACGATCAGCACGCGTCCTGATTCGTCCTGCATCGCTTTGACACCGACCTCGCCGAAGTCGTGTCTCGCCACCGCCGCCGCTCCTCGCAGTGTCGCTTTTGTCCACGCTCGTCCCGCCATCAGTCTCTAAATCCCCGGCCCCGCCGCCGCCATCTTTAGCCCTGTTCACCGACTCGGGGGAATCGGCTTGGGCTCGACGACGGGGCCGGGAAACCTACGTTGCGCAAGCTCTCCGGCAGTCCTCGCACCGCCTGCCATGACATGGCTCACCGCACATGTCGCACGGCGCCTCGCCGCGAACCTCCTCGGTCATGCTGCGGTTGTTAGGCGCATCGTCTACAGTTAGACTTAGCCTTGGAGTCTGAAGCCGTGCCCTTTGGCCGGTTGTAGGACTCCCCCCCGCCCGCCGAAATGCGGGCTTTTTCTTTTGGCACCTACGTCGGCCACACGACTATTCCCGGCGGTCCGCCTC